TGAAGTTTTCGACGTTACACGCATGATTCTGTCAGCAAAAGAAGAGTTAGCTAATGAATCGCATCCGATTGATGGCCTGTCCGGTGAATATGCAGAGAAATCCCTTGAAGAATGGGCGGAACGGCTTCGCAAAGGAGGCAGCCAGTGACTGGACATGCAGCAATCCTCGACATGTGCTGTGGCAGTCGCATGTTCTGGTTCGATAAGAATGACGACCGGGCGATATTTAGCGATATCAGAAAGGAAGAGCACACATTGTGTGATGGACGACGCCTGATTATCAGTCCTGATCTGATAGCTGATTTTCGTGCACTACCATTTGCAGACGCATCTTTTTCGATGGTTATATTCGACCCTCCGCATCTTGAGCGTGTTGGTGATAACGCCTGGATGGGAAAGAAATATGGACGGCTGAATAAAGATACCTGGCGTGATGATTTGCGGCAGGGATTTAAAGAAGCCTTTCGTGTGTTGCGTCCATCCGGAGTTCTGATTTTTAAATGGAATGAAACGCAAATACCTGTTCGCCAGATATTGGTACTGACCGACAGAAAACCTGTTATCGGTCAACGAACAGGAAAAAACGATAAAACCCACTGGATTATTTTTATGAAATAGGCATCCAGTGAGTAGGTTCGTAAGGTTACAGATACGTATATCTGAATAATTAAATTCAGTTCTGTAAATAAAATTTAATCCTTAACCGGAGGGATTCCTGCACCCTCAGAACATCAGGAGACCGCCCGAAAGGGCGGTAATGAAAAATGGCTGAATTAACCAAATGGCTACAAAACACGATTACCGGAATTGAAACGGTAGTAGACGATAAATCGTTTGTATGTGATGAAATAGTATTTAAAATCGATGTGGTTAAAAACGTACTTACCGCATTTAAAGTCGCGCTGGTATCGCTGGAAGCCGAACCGGTGACATGGCGATATCGCTACGTGAGAAAAGGCGTTACGAACTTTCAGGAGAAGCCGTGGGTTGGTGACTGGAAATATGTACCGACAAAAGAGAATTGCAACGACAGGCCGAACTATGAAATTCAGGCGTTATTCACGGCCCAGCCTGTGCCACTGACACCCGAAGGATTGATTAAAGCGGTGCGCTTCTATGAACAGGTTAAGAGTGAAAATCCGCCAGTCGAAACCGGAGCATGGAAAGACGCTGTTGACTGGGTGCTCAAAGAGGCTTGTCAGGCTGTAAACATTGGCATCAAAGGAGAGTGAGATGAACGGACAAATATCAATTGTTCGACCGGGAGCATGTGACGATCGCGAGATACGAATGATTATTCGTCTGGCGATGGGGAAAACAATAACAGCTCTCATTACTCCTGAAAATCTCGCATTAGCATTAACAGGAAAGTCAGACTTGCCAGTAGAGCTAAAGCTGCGAAATGTTGAGATTAAGGTGAAATAGTTATGAATACTCTTACCAAAGAATGGTTACAGAACACGATTACCAGCATTGAGTCAGCACGGGATGAAATACCGTTCGGACTCGATGAAGATCAAAACAACATGCTTACCGCATTAAAAATTGCACTGGCATCACTGGCAGCAGTATCGGATGAACGAGCAGCCTATGAATTATTTATGGAGAAGCGTTTCGGGGAATCTGTAGATCGCCGTAGGGCAAAAAATGGCGATAGAGAATACATGGCATGGGATATGGCGCTTGGCTGGATTATCTGGTGTCACCGCGCCGCCATGCTTCAGGGTAGCCAACCTGTAAGCCAAACTTACAACTTGCCAGAATTAATCGAAGGCATGGAAGTTTCCATTGATATAAGCACTTGTGATGCTGATTTAGGTAATCGCTATTTCGGCACCGTCACCGAAGCGTTAGAACTTGATACAGCCAAGAATGGTTACATCCTCTTGGTTCAGGACGCAGAGCCAAACTTCGATGTAAATGGCAACTCTCCGGGAACTCCGGATAGTTGGATAAGCTGTAGTGATCGAATGCCTGAAAAGGGCCAGAACGTGCTTATTTCGGTGAATTTCGATAGCTCTCTGGTTGAACCGCTAATATGCTCCGCACGCTATACCGGAAGCACCTTTCGGCGCGGAGATGCAACGATTAAGCCGGGTAATGGTATTGAGCAAGCAACTCACTGGATGCCGCTACCGGAACCGCCGCAGGAGGTGAAGTGATGAACAAGTGCAACGCTCTGCTTTATGCCATGGTGATTGGTTTCGGCCTGGCTGCTGGTATCCGGGTTTATATTGCCTGGGAGTCATTAATCAATCTGGCGTGGAGTGCGATTCGTGGCTAAATCCCCCGCAGAACGCAAAGCCGCGCAGCGCGCTCGGCAGTCCGCCGCCGGTGAGCGCAAAATTGAACTGATGCTGGATAAGCAGGAGCAGGAAATGCTGGCGCGGAACTGCGCCGCCCGGCGCCCTGGTCGCGATCCCTATGAAATGGCCGAGTACATCGCGCTGCTGATCCGCCAGGATGATGCACGTGTGCGCGGGCGTATAAAATCGATCAGCAGAAAACTTTGCGGTAAGTGCGGCGAGAGAGTTCCCGTTAATTCATGCCCGTGTAATGGTGACTCGCAATGCTGGGTGACTAAAGGCTGGCATGAAACGAAATTAATAGTGTGACATGTCACGAAGGTGTTATGCCAAAAATACGCTACGACCTTGAAGATATGAGAGATAATTCAGCAAATTTTCCGAAAGAGGTTAAATTTCTCATGCATAAGTATGGTTGCGCCAGGAGGGATATAGTTATCGACAGTCAGCACCCTTGCGGCGAGGATGTAATTTTCATTCGCGGTAAATGGGAAGGGTATCTTGACGAGAGTTTTTACGATGAATTTGATGGACTTTGAATACTGCCGCCAACTATGGCGGCTTTATTTTGCATGGTACTATTACCACAACGGTAACTATTACCACGGTGGTTATGATGCCTGCTGAACCTAAAACCTATAAACGCAAATCAACGCAATTTAAGCCACTAACAGCAATGCAGGAGGCTTATTGCCAGTCATACATCAAAACGCCTGAAAACCAGACTCAGGCAGCGATTAATGCAGGATTCTCCCCAAATACAGCGGCAGTTAAAGCCAGTGTCATGATGCGCGATGAACGCATTCAAAAACGGATTGCCGAGTTGATGGAGGAGCGCAACAAACGAATGCGCGTCAGTGCTGATTACGTTCTCATGCGCCTGGTGGAGATCGACCAGATGGACGTGATCGACATCCTCAACGACGATGGGAGCCTTAAGCCAATCCGCGAGTGGCCGAAAATCTGGCGCACTACGCTTAGCGGCTTTGATCTGTCATCGACCATCATGAACATGAACGAGGATTCGATAGAGACAATCCTCAAAAAAATTAAATGGCCTGACAAGGTGAAGAACCTCGAACTGATTGGTAAGCACGTCGACGTCAACGCATTCAAAGAACGCCTGGATGTTAATGTGAATGTGACAATTGCTGATCGCATAGCAGCAGCCAGGAAGCGACTCAAAGAACGTCAGGATGGTAATCAGTGACAGATACAGTGTTATCTCCTGAAGAGCAGTTAATCGAGGATATTGCAGGGTTCACTCACGATCCGCTTGGCTATGCCCTCTATGCGTTCCCGTGGGGGGAAGAGGGTACTGAACTGGCACATGCCACCGGTCCACGTCAGTGGCAGGCCGATGCGTTCCGAGAGATACGTGATCACCTGCAGAATCCAGAGACGCGATATCAGCCGCTTATGCTGGCACGTGCTTCTGGTCACGGTATTGGTAAATCCGCATTCATCTCAATGCTGATCAACTGGGGCATGTCCACTTGCGAGGATTGTAAGGTCGTGGTGACCGCCAACACCGACAACCAGCTACGAACGAAGACTTGGCCGGAAATTATCAAGTGGTCGAACCTTGCTATCACGAAAGACTGGTTTACCTGTACCGCTACCGCGATGTACAGCAATGATCCTGGGCACGACAAGCGGTGGCGGGCTGACGCAATCCCCTGGTCTGAGCACAACACTGAGGCATTCGCCGGACTACACAACGAGCGCAAACGCATCATCGTGGTGTTTGATGAAGCGTCGAACATTGCGGATCTGGTGTGGGAAGTTGCCGAGGGTGCGCTTACGGACGAAGACACTGAGATTATTTGGGTGGCGTTCGGAAACCCTACGCGTAATACCGGGCGATTCCGTGAATGTTTCCGCAAGTATAAACACCGCTGGAAAACTGCGCAGATTGACAGCCGGACGGTGGAAGGCACTAACAAACAGCAGTTGCAGAAATGGGTTGATGACTACGGGGAAGACAGCGACTTCGTTAAAATCCGTGTGCGCGGCATATTCCCTGATGCATCTGAATTGCAGTTTATCCCTACCGGTCTTACTGACGAGGCAATGAAACGGGTGGTAACTGCTGCGCAGGTGGCACATGCTCCGGTGATAATCGGCGTTGACCCTGCATACTCCGGTGTTGATGACGCGGTGATATACCTGCGGCAGGGGCTGCACAGTAAGGTGCTGTGGACCGGCAACAAGACCACCGACGATCTGATTATGGCGAAGCGTATCGCTGACTTTGAAGACCAGTACCAGGCTGACGCGGTGTTCATCGACTTCGGTTACGGAACCGGTTTGAAGTCAATCGGTGATGGCTGGGGACGTACATGGCAACTTGTTCCGTTCGGCGGTGCGTCCACTGACCCGCAGATGCTTAACAAGCGTGGGGAGATGTTCAACTCATGTAAGACATGGCTGAGGCTGGGCGGCATGCTGGATGACCAGGAAACAGCGGACGACCTGTCGGCGGCAGAGTACAAAGTTCGAGTGGACGGTAAAATCGTTATCGAACCGAAGGAAGATATCAAAGAGCGGCTTGGGCGTTCTCCGGGTAAAGGCGATGCGCTACTGCTGACGTTTGCGTTCCCTGTGTCTAAGCGTCTGCGAATTCCCGGGCAGCAGAACCAGCAAGGCAAGGCCATCACAGATTACGATCCCTATGCTTAATCCGCTTGAGGGGATAATGTTGTTGATATCCTCTGATGAGGATAAAACAAAGCCAGCTCATAGGCTGGCTGTTTGTGATATGTCACGGTGTTATTGCTCGCTTAACTTCTGCTTCAGCAAGTAACCTTCAAGCATCCAGATTTTGTTTACAGCATTCTGTCGGGCAATCTTCCGACCAATTTCTGCATCAAAGTTTTCCGGGCTTGCACAGGCGCTCTCTCCGGTGACGGTGAAGCCGTTGCGCAGCACCAGGACGCAGAACGTCAGCAGAGAAAGTGATTCGTGCGGCTGGTAGTTTACCTCTCCGCCAGTATGTTTCGCTTTTATGGCTACGCCAAAGGAACCATCTTCTGCTGTGAAATATGCCTCCTGAGCAATAATGCTCTCGATATGGTCTGGCGTAACGCGCGGCGCGGCTAAACCTTTAGCCTGAATTTCAGATTCAATGTCTTTGTCACTCATAGTCTAATCTCACCTTAAAAAAATGCCCGGCGAACCGGGCGAACTGGAAGCAATGAGTTATGCCTTCCGTGGCTGTACTGGTTTACAGCATGAAGTCATCGCAATGGCGTCCTGCTGTAAAAAGGGCGGTGATAGTCCTTCAAGGGAAACCATCACCGCCAAGCCCCTGGAACTTCTGGCATCACGGTCCTTAGGCGTGATTCTGGCGTGGCATGCAGGATTCGAACCTGCGACCAACCGCTTAGAAGGCGGTTGCTCTGTCCAACTGAGCTAATGCCACAACGCTGAGAGCACTTAGCCTGTTAAGGCGCCACACTTTGTCGCGGCTCCATAAATGCTCTCATCGTTGTACCCTCGTCTCTTCCGAGGCGTCACACCGAATCGCCGGGATGGTGAATCCCCGTGCGCGGAATAAAACCGCTCGACTTGCACATTCCGGCTACCTGGTTCGTTTGCCCGAGCAAGGGAGGGTGCCCCTTAAACGTATCCAGACCGCTATCGGCGCATGTGCCATACGCCGTACTGCTCAAAATAAAAGCTCACTCCACCTGTTCAATTTAACGACAAGCCAGTCAGGTTAGTAACCGGAATGAACTCTTTGGTTACCTGAAAGGTAATAATTTGTGCGTTAAATGTCAACTATCTACGATAAATAAATCATATGTGGTTAAATTGGTAATAATTTAATTGCGTACGGAGTCATTGATATGTGCATGGGTAGCTCACCATCAGTGCCTGCAACACCAGAAGTTCAGGCAGCACCACAGGAGCAGGATGCCGCCGTTGTTGATGCCCGCGACGAAGAAACACGTCGCCGTCGCGCTGCTGCTGGTCGTAGTTCTACGCTGCTTACCGGTTCTCAGGGCGACACATCAACCGCTAATACCAGCGGTAAAACGCTGCTTGGTCAGTAACCGGAGTCATTGAAATGGCGGAAACAACTAAAGAGCGATTGAACAAACAGTTCGCACAACTTGAAAGCGAGCGTCAGTCGTTCGAGCCGCACTGGCGCGAGTTGAGTGATTACATCAACCCGCGTGGTTCCCGCTTTCTGACTTCTGAGGTCAACCGTAACGATCGACGCAATACACGCATTATTGATTCGACCGGGACTATGGCGGCGCGCACTCTCGCCAGCGGCATGATGTCAGGCATCACAAGCCCCGCCCGTCCGTGGTTTCGCCTGGCTACGCCAGATCCTGAAATGATGGATTATGGCCCTGTTAAGTTGTGGCTTGAGGCGGTGCAGAACCGCATGAACGATATGTTCAATAAGTCGAATCTCTACCAGTCTCTTCCGCAGTTATACGGAAGCCTCGGCACATACAGCACCGGTGCAATGGCGGTACTGGAGGATGACGAGGACATCATTCGCACAATGCCATTCCCGATTGGTAGTTACTACCTGGCTAACTCACCTCGTGGCAGTGTGGACACCTGTTTTCGCAAGTTCTCTATGACTGTTCGTCAGCTTGTTCAGGAGTTCGGGCTAAATAACGTCAGCGAATCCGTAAAAAGCATGTGGGAAAGCGGCACCTACGAGAAGTGGATTGAAGTGATGCATTCGGTTTACCCGAATATTGACCGCGACACATCGAAGCTGGATAGCAAGAACAAGCCATTCAAATCGGTTTATTACGAGGTTGGTGGCGATAACGACAAGTTGTTGCGTGAGTCCGGATTCGATGAGTTTCCAATTATGGCTCCGCGCTGGGAAGTTAACGGCGAAGATGTTTATGGATCATCATGCCCGGGTATGCTGGCGCTTGGACCTGTTAAGGCATTGCAGCTTCTCCAGAAGCGCAAGTCGCAGTTGATTGATAAAGCCACCAATCCGCCGATGGTTGCTCCGACTTCCCTCAAGAATCAGCGCGCCTCCCTTCTTCCTGGCGACATCACGTATATCGATCAGATTACTGGTCAGGATGGCTTCAGGCCTGCTTATCTGGTTAACCCCAGTACAGCAGATTTGGTGGCAGACATTCAGGACACTCGTCAAATCATTAACAGCGCCTACTTTGTCGATCTGTTCATGATGTTGCAGAACATCAATACCCGCTCGATGCCTGTTGAAGCGGTGATCGAAATGAAAGAAGAAAAACTTCTGATGTTGGGGCCGGTTCTGGAGCGTCTGAACGACGAATGTCTTAATCCTCTCATTGACCGCGCTTTCTCGATGATGGTGCGTAAAAACATGCTGCCGCCACCGCCTGACGCGATGGAAGGCATGCCCCTGAAGGTCGAATACATTTCCGTCATGGCTCAGGCGCAGAAGTCTATCGGCCTGTCCAGTCTGGCGTCCACGGTTAACTTCATTGGTCAACTTGCGCAAGCGAAACCAGAAGCTCTCGACAAACTCAACGTTGATCAGGCGATCGATGCATTCGCTGATATGTCCGGAGTGTCTCCAACCGTCATTGTTCCGCAGGAACAGGTTGAGCAGGCTCGCCAGCAACGGGCACAGCAACAACAGCAGCAACAAATGATGGCGATGGGGATGGCGGCGGCACAGGGGGCCAAGACGCTAAGCGAAGCTAAAACTTCGGATCCGAGTGTGTTGTCAGCTATGGCGAATGCAGTTAGTGGTCAGGGTGGGCAATCACAATGACAGATTACGAAGACGATCAACTGAAAGAAGAAAACGCCCGTAAGCAACGTGACATGGCACAGCGTGAAATTGATGACATTCGCTTTGTCATGAGCAGTGAACAGGGGCGTCGCGTTGTCTGGTCGGTGCTGGAGAAAGGCCGTGTGTTTTCCGCTATCTCACCGATGGACGCTATGGCAATGGCATTTAATGAGGGGCAACGCAATCTGGCGCTGGAACTGTTTCAGCGCGTTATGGCGCATTGCCCTGAACAGTATTTGAAGATGGCCAAAGAGGCCAGTGAACAGGAGTGATCATGAATTTATTTGAGCGTTTGCTGTATAGCCGTCTTTGCAATGAGCAACCAGTCGATGGTGGAGCAGCTCCGGCTGCGTCAGAACCGTCAGCGCCTGCAGGTGATAACCCTGCTCCAGTTGGTGATCCATCACAACAGGAAGGCGATAAGCCACAACCTGTTGCTGATGTCGATAAACCTGCTGATGACAAAAAGCCTGAAAACGATAAGCAGGATGAAAAAAAGGGCGGCGATAAACCAGAGGGTGCGCCTGAGAAGTACGAGTTTCAGGCTGCCGAAGGCGTAGAGCTGGATACAGAAGCGTTGAAGGAATTCGAGCCGGTGGCGCGAGAACTTAACCTGACCAACGAGCAAGCGCAAAAGCTGGTTGATGCTTATCCGAAGATTCTGGCAGGTGTTCAGCAGCGCCAGGCAGAAGCCTGGCAGAAAACAACCGAGCAGTGGGCTGCGGATGTAAAAGCTGACAAAGAAATCGGTGGCGACAAGTTGATTTCTAACCTTAGCGCCGCACAGCGTGCGCTTGACCAGTTCGGGACACCTGAACTCAAAGAATATCTGAACACCACCGGGCTGGGTAATCACCCTGATCTGGTCAAAACGTTCGTGAAAATCGGAAAGGCGATGTCTGAAGATGGCATGGTCACCGGTGGTAATGAAGGCCAGCGTAGTGCGGCCGAAGTGCTCTATGGCAAATAAGAGAGGAAATGACAATGACTGTTAAAGGCTTAACTGCGCTAACGCTGGCTGACTGGGGTAAGCGCGTCGATCCAAACGGGAAAGTCGATAAGATTATCGAGCTTCTCGGTCAAACTAACCCGATCCTTCAGGATATGCCTTTTGTCGAAGGGAACCTTCCTACCGGACACCGAACCACCATTCGTTCTGGTTTACCTTCAGCTACCTGGCGTTTGTTGAACTATGGCGTACAACCAAGCAAATCAACCACAGTGCAGGTCACCGATTCCGTTGGCATGTTGGAAACCTATGCTGAAGTCGATAAGTCACTGGCTGATCTGAACGGCAATACCGCCGAATTCCGCCTGTCTGAAGACCGCGCATTTATTGAAGCGATGAATCAGCAGATGGCGCAGACGCTGTTTTATGGTGATTCCAGCGTTAACCCTCAGCAGTTTATGGGACTGTCCTCCCGCTATTCCAGCCTGTCTGCGGGTAATGCTCAGAACATCATTGATGCTGGTGGCACGGGTACAGATAACACCTCAATCTGGTTAGTGGTGTGGGGCGAAAACACCGTGCATGGCATCTTCCCGAAAGGGCAGAAGGCTGGCATCCAGATGGAAGATAAAGGCCAGGTGACACTGGAAGATGCTAATGGCGGCAAGTACGAAGGCTATCGCACCCATTACAAATGGGATAACGGACTTGCTCTGCGTGACTGGCGTTATGTTGTTCGCATTGCAAACATCGATGTCAGCAATCTTTCAGAACCTTCCTCTGCCGCAAATATTGCGAAGTTGATGGTTAAAGCACTGCATCGCATTCCAAACCGTGGCATGGGTCGCCCGGTGTTCTACATGAACCGCACTGTAGGCCAGGCTCTTGATTTGCAGTCTCTGGAGAAAACATCTCTGGCGATTAGCGTAAAAGAGACTGAAGGCGAGTGGTGGACGTCATTCCGTGGTGTACCAATCCGTGAAACTGATGCGCTTCTGGAAACAGAAGCCCGCGTGGTGTAACGCCTGTTATTAACCTGTGGGTCGCAACAGGCCCACTAATGGAGAAAGAAGATGATCACCGACAAACTGTTGATGTTCTCCGAAGCTCAGGCGGTTACGAATACCGCCGCTTCTACTGACGTAATCGATCTCGGTCCAATTGACGGAAAACGTCGTGATATCGGCGTGGGTTACCCGCTTGAGTTTTGGGCGCTGGTTAACACAGCCGCCGCAGCAAGCGGTGATGCAACTGTAAACATCCAGTTGCAGACGAGTGAGGATAACAGCTCATGGACCACTATTTATGATAGTGGTGCACTGGCAAAGACCGCCCTGACAGCAGGTAAACGAGTTGTTTCTGCAAAGGTGCCTGCCGGTGTTCAGCGATATCTGCGTGTTAACTACTCCGTCGCAACTGGCCCACTAACGGCTGGCGAATTCACTGCGGGTATCAGTCTTGATGTTGATGCCAATACGCCGTACCCGATCCGCTCAAAAGTAACTGGTTAAGGTGATATCGATGTCAGGTGAGAAACCAAGATACCGCGTTCTGCGCCTCTCTCATATCCATAACACACTGTGGCCGGAGGGGGTAGAAATCGAATACGAAGGTGAGCCTGGTAGCGCACTGGAACCTGTTAACGATGCAGCCAGACAGGCAAAAGCAAAAGTTGCAGGAAAGGTGTCAATGGCAGCAACCAGCACCAAAATCATCAACGATGTGTCAGATGATGGTGAACTGGATAAGCTCCGTGAAGAGTACGAATTGCTCTTTAACGAGAAGCCACACCATAACGCCAAAGCCGAAACGCTCCGCGAGAAGATCGCAGATAAGCGTAAAGAACTGGGCGTGTAAGCCTCGCGGATCAGACAAGGGGCTTCGGCCCCTTTATTGCAGGAGTGTATATGGAACTCGTAAACCTCAAAACCGGCACTGACAGCTACCAGGATGAGAGCGGAGAAACCAGAACTCGCGATGAATACCCGTGGGGGCTGTGCATCACTCTTAATAACGACACATTGAATAAGCTGAAGGCGCAACCTCAGGGCGTCGGAACAGAAGTGATGATAACTGCAAAGGCTGTTATTCGAGGCCTGTCTGCCAGAGAAACTGACGATGGTGTTAATCGCAGCGCCGATCTGCAGATCACTGATATGGCGATCGCTCCTGTTTCCGGGGATGTAGAAAAGTCAGCGGCTGAAACCCTGTACGGCAATGGGGGTGAGTAATGGCCTCTGTAGTAGAGATCTGCAATTGTGCGCTGTCCAATATTGGCAACAGCCGCAGCATTAACAGCCTGACGGAAGCCAGCAAGGAAGCGGGGGAATGTTCGCTGCACTTTGAGGCCTGCCGTGATGCTGTGCTTTCTGATTTTGACTGGAACTTTGCTACCAAACGCGTGGCGCTTGCAGATACTAGCAATCCACCGCCTGACTGGGAATATGCGTATCAGTACCCGTCCGATTGTCTGCGCATTACTGAAATTATGCTTCCTGGTGTACGCAATCCAACAGCAGCAATGCGCGTTCAGTACGAAGTAGGTGTAGACACCAACGGAACAGGAAAGTTGATCTACACAGACCAGCCTCAGGCATGGCTCAAGTATGTCTCTCGCGTTACAGATGTGAACATGTTTGATGCCATTTTTATGGAGGCGTTGGCCTGGCGTCTTGCGGCAGCTATTAACATGGCGCTGACTGGGAATGCAGACCTCGGTACGTTTGCCCTCAATATGTACAATCGCGTGATTCTTAGTGCTGGCTCGCATAGCCAGAATGAATCACAGGAACCACAGCCACCGGTTGACGAGTTTACCATTGCGAGGTTGTCCTGATGGCTATCAGTTGGATCCAGCCCAGCTTTGCCGGTGGTGAGATTGGACCGTCGTTGTACGGTCGTATCGACATGGCGAAGTACCAGGTGGCTTTGCGCAAGTGCGATAACTTTATCGTGCGGCAGTATGGCGGCGTTGAGAATCGACCTGGTACGCGTTTTGTCGGTGCCGCCAAATACCCAAATCGGAAATGCCGTCTGATCCCGTTCCAGTTCTCGACGGTTCAGACTTATGCTCTGGAGTTCGGACACCAGTACATGCGCGTTATCAAAGATGGTGCGTTGGTGCTGAACAGCAGCAATGTTATTTATGAAATTGCCACGCCATATACTGAAGCCGATCTGTTCCGAATTAAATTCACGCAAAGCGCCGACGTGCTTACGCTGGTTCACCCGGCATACCCGCCGAAAGAGTTGCGCCGCTATGCGCATGACAACTGGCAACTGGTTGATGTGGTAACGAAGAACGGGCCATTTGAAGATATCAATATTGACGAGTCAGTGACGGTTTATGCCAGCGCCAGCACCGGGACAATTACGTTAACGGCAAGCGCCTCTATTTTTGGCGCGGAGCAGGTAGGCAAATTGTTCTATCTGGAACAGCCTGCAGTGGATTCAGTGCCGGTATGGGAAACCAGTAAGAGTACGTCGATTGGCGATATTCGCCGTGCAGACAGTAACTACTATCGCGCCGTTACAGCAGGCAAAACAGGTACTTTGCGCCCTTCGCATACAGAAGGCACATCATGGGATGGCTGGGGCGGATCCGGTGATGATGATACTGGCATTGAGTGGGAATATCTGCACAGTGGTTTTGGCATTGCCCGTATCTCTGCTGCAAATGGAACTACTGCAACTGCCGAGGTGATTTCCTATATCCCTTCGCAGGTAGTTGGCGAGGATAATGCCAGCTATAAATGGGCTAAATATGCCTGGAACAGTATTAACGGTTATCCTGGCACTGTTGTTTATTATCAACAACGTCTTTACTTCGCCGCATCGACTGCGTTCCCTCAGACTATCTGGGCCAGCCGTACTGGGGATTATAAGGATTTTGGCAAAAGCAATCCTACGCAGGATGACGACAGAATTATCTACACCTATGCCGGGCGTCAGGTTAATGAGATCCGCCACCTGATGATGTTGGTTCGCTGGTGGCGCTGACTTCTGGAGGTGAGTACGTCATCACCGGCGACCAGAACAAAGTATTAACCCCATCATCATTTGCATTCAGCTCTCAGGGATCAAATGGCTCGAGCAATGTCCCACCAATTGCCGTGGCGAATATTGCTCTGTTCGTCCAGGAGAAAGGCAGTGTTGTCCGTGATCTGGCCTACTCATTCGATGTTGACGGCTATCAGGGGAACGACCTGACCATCCTTGCCAATCATCTTTTTCAGAAGCACAGCATTGTTGACTGGTGCTTCTCTATTGTCCCTTACTCCAGCGCCTTCTGCATTCGTGATGACGGTAAATTACTGGTGATGACCTATTTGCGTGATCAGCAGGTTTTTGCATGGGCACCACAATCCAGTACCGGAAAATATGAAAGCACATGCAGTATCAGCGAAGGCAATGAAGATGCGGTGTATTTCGTCGTTAACCGAACCGTTAACGGGCAAACAGTGAGATACATCGAGCGGCTGTCCAGCCGTTTATTTACCAGCGATGAAGATGCTTTCTTTGTTGATTCTGGCCTTAGCTATGATGGAAGAAATACGTCTGACAGAACGATGATCATCACTGGTGGTTCTGGTGAATGGGATTATCGCGCGGAATATACAATCAGTGTTTCTGGTGGTGCGTACTTCACCAGTAGTGATGTCGGCGCGCAACTACAGTTCCCTTATGCCGGAACTGATCCTGATACTGGCGATGAAGTGTCAAAAGAATTACGTTGCGACATTATTTCTGTAACCAGCAATACCGCTGTAGTGGTTCGTGCCAACAGGAACGTCCCGCCATCCCTCAGGAATACGGCCACCACGAACTGGCAGATGGCGCGCCGGACATTTGGAGGCCTGTCTCATCTTGAAGGACAGACCGTAAACATTCTTTCTGATGCGAATGTTGAGCCACAGAAAGTTGTTTCCGGAGGTGCCGTCACACTGGAATCTCCGGGGGCTGTAGTGCACATCGGCCTGCCAATAACTGCTGAATTCGAAACACTGGATATCAACATTAACGGACAGGAAACGCTGCTGGACAAAAAACAGGTGATCCCCTCCGTTACTCTGGTTGTTAATGCCAGCCGCGGCATCTGGGCGACTACGCCTGGCGGTAAATGGTACGAATATCCACAGCGTGAATTCGAGTTCTACGATGATCCTGTTGATGATGCTACCGGAAAAGTAGAAGTGAAACTGGACAGTAACTGGGGCAAAAACGGACGTGTAAAAATCCGTCAGCTTGACCCGTTGCCGCTGTCTGTTCTTGCCGTTATTCCTCGCCTTACTGTTGGGGGATTCTGATGATCGACGTTCAAATTATTCCCGCTACCGAAGAGCATCTTCAGATGATTTTGCCGGATGTTCGTCAGGCTGATATTGACGAACTGTATGCGGTATCGCTGATGACTACCGAAGATGCGCTGCGTGTTGGTCTTCGCACTGCTACTATGGCTTGGTCAGGGTTCGCGAACGGAGAACTGGTAACCATGTTTGGTGTATCTCCGGCGTCAATGATCGGTGGCAATGGTACACCCTGGCTGGTAGGAACCAGCCGTATTGAAAAATATCAGAAGACATTTCTTCGCCACTGCCGCCCTGTATTGCAGCAGATGCTGGCAGTTTATCCGCGCCTGGAAAACTACGTCGACGAGCGAAACCATGTTGCCAAAGCATGGCTGCACTGGCTTGGATTCAGGCTTGAAGAAGCCGCGCCTTATGGTGCTCTTGGTCTTAATTTCCACAGATTTCACATGGAGAGAAAATAATGTGTAACCCAGCCATCGCTTTGGTTGCCGTCACAGTGGCATCCACAGCCGCGTCAATGTACAGCCAGAGCAAGCAGGCAAAATACCAGTCAGCCATAGCTGATCGGAATGCTGAAATTGCTGAAGCTCAGGCACAGGATTCAATCAATCGTGGGAATATTGAAGCGGATCAGCGTCGTCGTGAAATGCGTCAACGCTCAGGCACTGCGGCGGCCACTATGGGGGCTACCGGTGCGGAATTAAGTAGCGGAACAGCTCTTGACGTTTTTGCGGATAATGCTCAGTTCGGCACTCTTGATGCGTTAACGACAGTGAATAATGCTCAGCGTGAGGCATATGGGTATCAGGTTCAGGGAATGAATGCTCAGGCACAGGGGGCTGCTGCTCAGTCGGCTGCTAAATCATCGATGACCAGCACTTTGTTAACGGCACCACTAAAAGCATACGGTGCATACCAGATGGGCGGCGGAACGTGGAGCCCGTTCTCTCAGAAGGCTGCGCCGATTTCTGCTGCTGTTGGCACTCCAACCGGTCGATAAGGGGATAATAAGATGCCAGTTGTACCAACAACATCGGGCCGTCAGGTTCAGAGCAGAGGGATTTCGACGCAGGGATTCTCATCGTTTCAGACACCAAATGTCGGTGATGTACTTGGCGATGTTGCAGAGCAATATGCAGGTATTATTGCGCAGGCAAAACAGCGTGCGAATGTTGCTATGGCTCAGGATGCTTCTCTTAGCTTAAGCCAGATAAGCAGCGATCTGCTGAATAACCCTGAAACAGGTTTGCTTAACCTGAAAGGGAAAAATGCTATTGGAAAAGGTCAGGAGTATACGCAGCAGTTTGATGCTCAGGTCGAGCAACTGGCTATGTCGCTGCCGGATGAACAGGCTCGTAATGCTTTCATGCAGCAGGCGCAGCAGCAGCGCATTCAGTTCACTACGCAGGCCGGGCGGCACGAGATAGGGCAAATAAATGCCTACGAAGAAGGCCAGTTTCAGGCGACGCTGCTGAACAATGGTAAAAATGCCGCAGCATTGTATGGCGACAACGCCGCATACGTATTGGCTAATAAGCAAACTTTCCAGCAAATTGAGGATTATGGCATTGCGCATGGCTGGAGCGACGAGCAAATCCAGGCCAAGAAAATCGAGTTTAAAGAGAAGGTTGCTGATGCCGCATTGTCCCAGTGGTCGGCAAACAATGCGACCGCATTCATCCAAAGTAATGGCGAGTTAAGTGATACTGCTGCTGGAGCTCGCCGTGCTGTAGCAGATAGTGACTCTTCCGAGCGTGCCCGTGGCATACGCAACAATAACCCAGGAAATCTCGAATACAGCAAAACTAATCCGTGGGTAGGCCAGACCGGTGATGATGGTCGATTTGCTAAATTCGAAACACCTGAGCACGGGATTCGTGCATTAGGGCGTAACCTGATGTCGTATCAGCGGCAGGGTATCGATACCGTCAGCGAGATAATTAATCGCTGGGCACCGCCTACTGATAAAAATGACACTATGTCGTATATCAAAGCAGTGTGCGAACAACTTGGCGTTTCTGCTGATGAGCCTCTCGATGCATCAAATCCTGATACCCTGAAGGCGCTTTGTGCAGCCATTATCCATCATGAGAACGGTAGTCAGCCATACAGTGATCAGCAGTTAACTGCTGGTGTTAGTGCAGCACTTGGTTTATCAACAATTCCAACCAACACCAAACGCTATACCGGTAATGCAGCATTCGATGCGGCATCTCCTGAGGCTCAGGCAAGTTTTATGCGACAGGCGGATCAACTGCGTCGGCAGCAGCAGGCTGAATATAAAACGATAATTGACAGCAAGGTTCGCGATGCGACGGCTGCGTATATGCGTGGCGTTGAATTTCCTAACCCACCTGGTGAGGATGATTTTATTGCAGCTTATGGCGTCAGAGAAGGAAACCTGCGATATACCGAGTTCAGAAATACGCAGATCGCCGGACAGTATATAGGCTCTTTCCGCAACATGCCGACAAGCAGCATTACAGAATATGTTGAGCAATTACGCCCGGATACTGGTGATACAGGGGAGGGGTATGCGGCACGCGCAGCTCTTTATGACAACGTTGTTTCGGCTGCAAATCAGGTGATAAAGCAGCGGCAGTCGGATCCTGTGCAGTTCTCTCTTTCCTCCGGACAGGCAAAGCCTATCGACATGAGCAATAAGGATAACTTTGGACAGAGCGTTGCCTTGCGTGCCGCTCAGGTCAGTGACCTTGCTAAGTCATATGGCACTCCACTGACGTTCTTTTCCAAAGACGAGGCCAATCAGATCGGTGTTTTCTTTCGTGATGCTCCAGTTTCCCAACAGGCAGCATATCTCGATACCATCAGGCAGAGCACTGGTGGTGGGCAGGTGTATATGTCAGCACTACAGCAGATCAGTGCCAACGCTCCATCTGCTGCCGTTGCCGGGATACTGATGGACAAGCCTGGTGGTATTTTGGCAGAAAAAAACTGGTTTAATCCGGATGTTTCCGTGTCTCCTGAAACCGCTGCGCAGACAATTCTTGCTGGCGCGGCGGCTCGTAAAGGTACTGATGATGCGAAAGGTATTCCGATGCCTAAAGATGCTGATCTTCGCCTTGAGTTTTCTGACATGGTGAAGGATGCATTTGCTGGTGATGCTCAGGGGGCATCAATGGCATACGAGATCGCAAAGGACTATTACGCTGGTGTGATGGCGAAAAAAGGCGTGGTATCAGGCGAAATTGACACTGATATCTGGAAACAGGCTGTTAACGTAGCTACAGGTGGCGTGCATGACTATAACGGAATGGGGAATGTCCTTTTGCCGTGGGGAATGTCTGCAGAGCAATTCGATAAGCAGGTTAATCAGGCTTGGAATGAACAAGTTGTCGGCACCGGGATAAAAACACCGCCTGGTCAGTATGGTTTGCAAAGTTACGGCGATAGTCAGTACCTGGTGAAACTTGGTACTGGTTATCTGCTGAAAGATGATGGTTCTCCTGTTGTTCTTGATCTGACACAGAAGCGTCAGAGATTCTCCGGAGATATTCCGCAATGAGTTACTTTGGCCTTAATCCAGTAAACCAGAATCAGCAACTTGACGAAGCAGCATCAAATCCAGCGGGCTTTAACAGCGATGTTGGTTTTTTCGACAATGCTGTAGGAGCGGCATTGTCTGGTTTGTACTCCGGGCTGGTGGCAAAGCCAGATCAGTTGCTATGGGCAGGGATGGATAAAATCGTATCCCCGATTGCTCAGTTTATTAACGAAAACACCTCGCTCAATGATACTTCAGTTTCATACATTGCCGAGCAGAGAAAACTAGCAGAGCAGCAGGTTAAGCGGCTGACGCCTGATGCCGCGACAACCGGAACCGCCGGGCAGGTTCTTTATGGGTTGTTCGATATGGGCGGGCAGGCTGTTGTCGGTACAACGCTCGGTGGTCCTGTCGGAGGTGCAGCGGCGGTAACTTCGCTACAGGGTTTTTCTGAGTTTGAACGGCTGACAGCACAGGGTGTTGATTTCAGGACGGCGCAGGAAGCGGGATTAGTGCAGGGCATTACTGCTGGTGCCGGAACACTGATCCCTATGAGCCTCGGGTTACGTGCTGGTGGTGCGCTGGCGGAAGGTGTGGCGGCTCAGCTTGCGCGGACTGGTGAGAGTTCAGTGCGACGCGCCGCAGCAACAGCAGTACGTGCAACGCCAGATATTGCCTATGCCGCAGGTACAAATATTGCGTTCGGTATGGCACAGCGTGGGCTTACTGCAAAAACGCTTCGTGATGGTGGCTATAGCGAAATGGCTAACCAGTATGATGTGTTGGATCGACAGGCAATTGCTATTGATGCTGTTCTTGGGGTGGCGTTTGGTGGTGTCGGCAGATTTATTAACTCTCGCGGCGAGTCTACAAACGCACCAAATTTTTCACCAGTTGATATCGATGCTGCACTGGCGGCGAATGCCGCTCATCATGCTGAAATTGATATTGCGCCCGGCGTGCCGATCAACGTGCTTTCGCGCAATTCTCACATTCAGGCTCTGCGAAAAGCTATGTCTGATGTTAGCCAGGGGAGACCTGTAGACGTTGCCAGCATTGTTGAGTCTGCATCTTTCAGTGAAATTCCTAGGCGCAAGAGTCTGCTGTCTCAGGCAGTTAATGAGGCTCTGTCATCTGTAGATGATGGAGTAACGGCGCGCGCTATAGAAAATCGGTTGCTTGAAGAACAGGCCGCGCAGCTTTTGCCGCGTGGAGATAGACAGGTTTACCAGTCTGAAATCGCTAATAGCCAACGAATTATTGAAAATCTCACTGAACAGCGTGCACAAATTCTTGCAGAAGAGCCAACCGGTAGCGGTAAAGCTTTGTCTCGTGCTCGATCAGATAAACAGGCCAGACTTCGCGATATTGACCAACGAATCCGGCAGGCACAAGAACGCCTGGAATTTTCTCGTAACGCGTTGGCACCGCATGAGCCTGGCGGTCAGTTTTTTGAAGCTCGAGCAGAACTGGCTCGGAGACAGCAGGCAGAAAGTGAACTTAATGCTCAGGCTGTTTCATTCTATAAAACAGCAGAGGTCAGGACGCCAGACGAAGTAGCTCCTTTTGAGCCTGATAAAATATTGCAACAGGCAGAACAAAAAATGATGGCGGATCAGGCAGGAGATATTGATCTGCGCATAGCTGAAGACTCGCTACTTGAATCACCTGACATGATAATCACCGTGCTGGATGATGATGGTAATCCACAATCGCGCAGCGCGCGTGAAGTACTGGATGAAGCGAACAGGGAAAGTGAGCAGGCAATACAGGATTCCAGCCTGTTTGATGTCGCTGTGGCGTGTTTCTTGAGAGGTTAAATTAAATGAGACAGGAATGTATACAAGCGGTCCAGCAGGCGGCGCAGCGCACGTTAACGGCGCGAGAAATACAGAACATTGAAGACCGCATTTATCGAAATATGCGCTCCATTGCTCGTGATGACCCGATGTCGTGGAGACAACTTTCCGAATCAGAGCGGCTATATCGTGCAGCACAATTGGCATCTGAAGAATTACAGCGAGAAGCGGCATTAAAGAAACGTCGTGTGGCCCTCACTATAGCCGCACGTCAGAGATTGGATAAATTTATCAATAGCTATCAAGGGGCTGATGGGAAACTTGGCGCTCTTAACCGTACTATTGCTTTTAATGCAGACGGTAAATCGAATTTCCTCTCTGTTGAGTCCAGAACAAAAGCCACTCGTGATTATGCATTGAGTCAATTGCAGGAGGCATTTGAAGCAGTTGATCCTCGCTTTTTTGGCCTGTTTGAAGATGAAGCTGGCGTGCGTGACCTGGTATATGAAATGCGAGGGCAAAATACGGGCAATGCTAAAGCAAGAAAAGGTGCTAAGGCGTGGAGAGAAGTGACAGAGCTACTGCGCCGCCGGTTTAATGATGCTGGTGGGGACATTGGCTATCTCGAAAACTGGGGGATCCCTCAACATCATTCTATGGAAAAGGTTGGGGCGGTATCAAAGGATAAGTGGGTTAGCGATGTTATAGGTAAGCTGGATCGCAAATATTATACCCGAGCCGATGGACAACTGATGAACGATGCTGAGTTGTCTGCATTTCTTGGAGAGGCTTATAACACGATCGCTACTGGTGGGCTGAATAAGCTTACTGATACCGGAATGCGAATTTCCGGCGCACGTGCTAACCGTGGTAATGCATCACGACAGATACATTTCAAAGATGCAGATTCCTATCTGCAATATCAGCAACTTTATGGCGATCGCTCTCTATGGGAAATCATGGTCGGTCACCTGGAAGGTATCAGTAAAGATATTGCACTGGTGGAAACATATGGCCCAAACCCCGATCATGTTTTCCGCTCTCTTCTTGATCAGGTGAAGGCAGAAACGGCAACAGCTAACCCGAGTAAAACCGGTAAAGTCGAGCGGCTGGCGAACAACACAGAGAATCTGTACAACTTTATTTCCGGAAAGACACAGCCTGTAGCGAATCCGCACATCGCGCGATGGTCTGACAATATCCGCAACTGGCTGGTTGCCAGCAGACTCGGATCCGCGTTGCTGTCATCGTTCTCTGATCTTGGAACCATGTATCTGTCTGCGAAGGTTACCAACCTTCCAATGAACCAGTTATTCCGCAACCAGCTTGAAGCTATGGACCCAACGAACCGTACAGAACTTGCGCGGGCGCGCCGCGCTGGTCTGGCGATGGAATCTCTACTTGGCAGCGTTAACCGATGGGCGATGGATAATATGGGGCCGTCAGTGTCTCGTTGGGCGGCAACGGCGGTAATGCGTGCCAGTGGGCTTACAGCATGGTCAGATGCGCACAAGCGCGCCTATGGCGTAACCATGATGGGAAGCCTGGGAGAAGTAGTGTCACGGACACCAGACCTTCGTAGCCTCGATGACTCTGATTTTCGTATCCTGAAAAGCAAAGGGATTACTGACACAGACTGGAGCGTATGGAAGCTGGCGCAACAGGAGGACTGGGGGAACGGTAATAATACGATGCTGACACCGGAAAGCATTATGCGTATCCCTGATTCAGCAGTTAAACATCTTGGTGAACCTGAACGCGTGAAATTTGAGGCAATGCGTAAACTGCTCGGTGCCGTAACTGAAGAAATTGATATGGCTGTTATTACACCGGGAGCACGTGAGCAACTGATAACCGGTTCTGGTATTCAGCGTGGAACATGGAAAGGTGAATTAACGAGAAGTGTTTTCCTGTTTAAATCGTTCCCTATCTCGGTTGTTATGCGTCACTGGTCACGCGCTATGGGTATGCCGTCTGCTGGTGGGCGTGCGGCATATATTGCGACGTTTATTGCCAGTACGACCATTCTTGGCGCTTTGTCGCAGCAACTTAACGACCTTGCGTCTGGTCGTAATCCTCGCGAGATGACAGGAGAAGATGCTGCTAAATTTTGGCTTGGTGCTCTACTGAAAGGTGGTGGTCTTGGCCTTTACGGTGACTTTTTATTGTCAGATCACACTAGGTACGGAAGCGGCGCGCTGGCGTCGATGCTTGGCCCGGTAGCTGGTCTGGTTGATGACGTAGTGAAGATTGCTCAGGGTATACCGTTAAATGCTGTGGAAGGGAAGAATGAGCAGACTGGTGGTGATCTGGTTAAGCTGGGGAAAGGTCTGATGCCAGGTGCGAATCTCTGGTACTTAAAGGCGGCTCTCGATCACATGATCTTTAACCAGATGCAGGAGTATTTTTCACCAGGTTATTTGCATAAAATGGAGCAACGTTCGAAGAAAGAGTTTAACCAGACATACTGGTGGCGACCACAGGATGTCACTCCGCAATAAGGATGAGAAATGATTGCTTTTATTCTTGTTGTGTTTGCGCTTGTTGCACTTGGCGTTATGAACCGTAAATGTATCATTGACGATGGCGAATTTGCTGTTGCAGTTATTTTGATATTATCTGGTGTAGCAGGGTACATAGGCTTGTCATAACGTGAGCGTGACATGTCACAGGCCGCTTTCGCGGCCTTTTCTTTATGTGATTTGTTTTCGTAATTGTTTGGCACAATAGTCGAGATGTGTTTGCAGATCCTGCATAGACATCTGTGAGCTGGTGACGTAGTTAATCAGTGCAGTCAGTTCGGCAAGTGGGCCATCGACATTAAATCCATCCTTATCGAGATCCCGGAGTAATTTCATCAAGTGCGATCCCTCCACCAGTGACCTGACGCCTCCCGGCGTGTGAATCCTTTCGGTAAATCCGTCTTCCAGTGGATAGTGATACTGCTGCATCTTATCTTCTCCATGCAATAACTGTATATTTATACAGTATCAAATAATTTGTTTGCTATCCAGCACGTTTTGCAAATTACCTGAAAGGTAATATCTGTTTGTATTCATGGTCTACCTATCCATATATGGTTTTTCAGGTAATAGAATAATCGGATATGCGGCGCAACGGGTGCTGCGACTATCTGGAGATTTAACATGACGGTCTCAACCGAAGTTAACCACAACGAATACACCGGTAACGGCGTTACGACATCATTCCCTTATACCTTTAGGGTTTTCAATAAATCTGATTTAGTAGTGCAGGTGATTGACCTTGACGAGAATATCACTGTGCTGGATCTTGATACTGATTACACAGTCACTGGTGCGGGAGGGTATAACGGTGGCAATGTAATTCTGTCGAAGGCACTGGCTAATGGTTATCAGATTTCCATATTGCGAGAACTACCGGTTACTCAGGAAACAGATCTTAGAAACCAGGGTAAGTTTTTTGCTGAGGTGCACGAGGACGCGTTTGATAAGCTAACGATGCTGATCCAGCAGGTAAGAAGTTGGTTTTCACTTGCTCTTCGTAAGCCATCTTTTGTGGCGAATTATTATGACGCTATTAACAACTACATCAGAAACCTGCGTGATCCTTCGCGCCCTCAGGATGCAGCGACTAAAAATTATGTCGATAAACTTGCTAATACAAATCTAGGTCGTACTCTTAGAACGCCTGAGCCAATACCAAGTTTGCCTGATGCTGAGAATCGTAAAAACAAAGTGGTAGCGATGGATGACAATGGTAATCCTATTATGGTCCTTCCACAGTCTGGATCTGCATCCGATGTAATGATTCAGCTAGCAGCAAGTGATGGCTTAAAACTTATTGGCAATTGTGCTTCCATTTCTAATTTACGCAATATAGAACCAACAAATACACAGCAAAGAATATTTGTTTTAGAGCATACATTAGGATCTGGTACTGGAGGTGGTTACTTTTATTACGACAATACTGATTCAACAACTATTGATGATGACGGCGTAACAATAGTTACATCTGGTGGTAATAGATGGAAGAGAGAGTGCAATGATGTAGCTCCTGAGTTTTTCGGAGCAAAAAGAAATGGTATAGATGATGATACTCACGCTATAGAATCTGCGCTGTCAGCATCAAAAAAATATTCACTTCCATTAACGCTTTCTGGTCCAACAATGCTTGCCTCGGGTGTCATATATGTACCAGACGGAACTAGCGGTATTTCTTCTGTTTCGGGTGCTAAAGTTATAATGGCTGGAAATTACAGCAACCCAAGAGCAAATAGCATTCTTGCACCAGGAAGAGGGGGGGCGTTTGGTGATAACGATGTTTTTAGAAGATTTTATGAATTTACTATCACTTCCGTCCCAACAACTGGTACTCAAAAAAGACCACAAGGATTAGCGTATGATTTCTCCATTGGAAAATTCATAGTTGGATATGATATTGGTGGTGTTAACGGACAAGTGTTTAGATATGAAAGAGACGGTAGCGTTGATAACTCATATGGTCAGGTTACACTGCCTTTAAAACATGCAAGTTCCGCTGCATGGCGTAAATTAGATGGTAGAGTATATGTAAGCTCTGGTGGTTCAGAATTTGATGCTGAAGTTTACATCCTTGCTACTGATGGAAAATCAATTACAGAAACATGGGATTTAACTCAGTACGGCATGGGAGCAACCATCAGCATCGATAATGAGCATGATTTGCTTGTTCTTGCAACTGGGAAAGTTGGTTCACCAAATGAATTTTTCTCAATTATTGATATTAATTCCAAGCAACTAATTAGTTCCTTTGAGTATCCTGTCGCTTCATTTGATGGAAATCCTCAAGGTATGGTTGCGCACGGTGGATTTATCCACTTCCTTTCCGATAACGGTATATATGTGTTCAAATACACTGGGGAATTAGTTGATTTTTGGAGCGTTGTATATGGAGAAGAAGCGCAGGGTATGGCATTAATGAATGATTCGGCTGTGCCAGCTATAGCAATGCTAAGAGAAGAGGATACTACAAGCGTTCCTCACATTCTAACACTTAGAAACCCTGAAGCTGTAACCAACTTTAAATCTGTCGGTGCAGGAAGCGCTTATGGAAGCAACTCTTCACAAGTAAATCCTGTTGGAATGGATCTGTGCAGTTTCACTTTCACGGCAGGCGTGTTATCTACATCATATGGAAGTAGTGTGTTTGGAACACCAGTTATTGATACAGCAGTCCCTTGCATCAGGATACCAATAAAGAAGAACTGGTATACTAAAACCCACGTAATAGCGAGCCCTACAGTTGACACAATACACTCATACATGGCCGTCTTGGATGGGGGTACTTCAGTGATTATAAAAGTTAAGGATGCATCAGGGGCAGTCATAAACCCGGCAACGTTAAGCTACGCTGCTTTTGATGTCATTCTTGCTGGTACTCAGAGGATCTGATTTTGAAATACCCACTCTATAATTCCGTGGGTATTTTTATTTCATCATATACTATTTATCAAAAACAGTTTTATAAGGAGATATCCCAAGCCCAGAACCAGAAAGTTCGTTGGCTTTAAAGTTATTATTTGCTATTGTGGCCTGCATGACAGGAACGTAAAGACAAATCATACCAACAAAAACTATCTTTGATATATTGCTTTTTGCTGACCTAAGAAGAATAGGCGCAGCAAAAACCAAAGAAAAAGAGAAAACATCTGCCATTCTTCCAAATATATATACTTGAGTCGCAAGTAGATAAGATGCAAAAAATGCAGTCGTTGTGAATATCACAATGTTGTATCTATTATTGATTTCTAAAATTCTATTCGCCATTAAAGCAACGGATACAGGAATTAATATTTGTATTATAACCCCAACTCCGGTTCCGATTTGAGTTTCTTTATTGAAACCAGAAGAAACATATGAGCCATATTTTGAATTTAAAAACATTTCATTATTAAATATCAAATCAACACCATGAAGCGCAAAAACAAATATAGAAATAAACCCCATTATAAATAATGTACGAAGCGTAGTAAGCCTGAATACACTGGACGCTATCAATAAAGGAGCAAAAAGTATGGCAGAGTAATGCATTGAGCATGCAATCAGCATAATGATAATAGAATTTAATTTTTTATCATTAATCCATAGTCTACAACTATACATCAGAATACTAACCGCTAAAGCTTGTCTTAACAAACAATAGGATGACAGGTAAAGAGTGCATATGAAAATCAATACAGAAGCCCATGCTGAATCTCTTTCTATTGAAAGCATAAAGAAGATTACAGTTAACGCTGAGCATAATACAAATAATGCTTGATACCCAAATCCAGTGGTTGATAGAATCTTTACAATTAAATAAAATCCTATTTCTATTTGGCCTTGGTAATATTCTGGGTTGTTAAAAATATCAACATAATTAAAGAAATCTAAACCAACTCCGTACCGAATGGCGGCAGGTATAAAAAGGGCCATAAATAATAGCAAGTAAACCACGCCTTTACCACTATTAATAAAACAAATGATTGATGATATTAATACGCCACACAAAAGAATTGTGTTATACGTTAAATATGTTTCAAACATTTACTCTTTCCTTAATAATCTTGAATGCAGCCAGTACGCATAATGCAGGTATTAATAAAAAGACATAGTAATTGATAATTAAATCTTTTATCTCAAGAATAAAAAACAATAACACCACTATAGTAACAAATAAAATAAAAGAAATGATAATATTACTCACCATTTTATTCATTGCAAGCCTCTTTATTATAAATTTAATTCGATTGTGATATGCATATTATAACACAAACTAGGTAATGCTGCCAACTTACTGATTTAGTGTATGATGGTGATTTTAAGGTGCTTGCGTGGCTTCCATTTCCATCAGATGTCCTTCCTGCTCCGCT